CAAACGCATCTGGCGTCGAAAACATGGCTTGTATCTTCACCATGTTTAGTCCAGGTACATGCGCCAGCTTTGCTCCGCTGGGTAGCCCCATGGGCTGTGAACCTTCTACACTCGCTTTTGCCTGTGACATTGCACCGCCTATGCAACCATGGTATCACGTAAGCAGCTTAACGCACATTGAGGACTCGATATGCCGCAAGGAACGGACGTTACTTATACGACATTGCCAAGCAGGACTGCGCCGCAGTCTGAGCCGCGAGGTAAGCGTAAACTTATCATGGTTACCATGAAACAGTTGAAGAAGAAGCAGTCGGGCAACA